TAGGAGAGATAGTGACTACTCGGTCATTATGGCTGTTGCAGTTGATTCTAATAATAATCTATATGTTCTTGATTATGTTAGAGAGAGGAGTCTACCAGTCATGGCTATCGTTGGAGAAGGGAAATCAGGAATTGTTGATATTATGTTTGATTTTGCTCATAAGTATCGCCCAAGTTTATTTACAGTAGAGGAAACAACTATGAGTAGACCTATTTTTCAGGCGCTAAGAAGTGAATCTATGAGAAGAAATGATTTTTCAGTGAGGTGGAAAGAGGAAAAACCTGGGACAAGATTGTCTAAAAGAGATAGAATCCAGGAGATATTAGCACAACGTTTCAGTATAGGGCAAGTATTTATTAAAAAAAATCATTACGATCTTCACCGAGAAATTATTACATTCGGACCACGTATGGCTCATGATGATACCATAGATGCTTTAGCGTATGCTGTAAAATATGCTAGTCCGCCAAAAAACTTGGTAATGGAGAAAGATGGTACATTCCATAAAAAACAATATAGACCTAAAAATTGGGTGCTTGCATAATGGCTAAAAAACCAGATAAAAAAGCTTTAAGAATAAAAAAATTATTTGATGCTATAAATGATAGTCCTCGTCAAAGATGGGAGACTGTAAATCAAAAAGGGCATGATTTTTATCTTGACAATCAATTAACTGAAGAGGAAAAGAATGCTCTTGAAGATCAAGGTATGCCAACTTTTACAGTTAATAGAATTATACCAGTAGTAGAAATGTTAAATTATTATGCTACTAGCAATTCCCCTAGGTGGCAGGCTGTTGGAGTAGAACAATCAGATTCAGATGTAGCGGCATTATTTGCTGATGTAGCTGATTATGTTTGGAACAACTCAGATGGGCAAACTTTATATTCAAATGTTATTAATGATTCTATAACTAAGGGTGTTGGATTTTTACAAGTTTGTGTTGATCCAAACGCTGATAATGGTATGGGAGAAATTGTTATTCAACAACCAGATCCGTTTGATGTATTTATAGATCCTAAATCTCGAGATCCTTTATATAGAGATGCAAGTCATATTATTGTTAGAAAAGTTTTACCTAAAACGCAATTAATTCATATGCATCCTGAATATGAATCTAAAATAAAAAAATCATCTCACTCTAATGAATCTGATCAAAATTTTACAAAAGGAATGTCAGATTCGAATGATTTTCAATATAAAGATATAACTATGTCTTATGATAGGGATGGTAAGCAAGAAGATTTAATAGAATATTTTGAATGCTATGAAAGAGAAAGTACAAAATATTGTAATGTTTTTTACCAAAAACTTCCGAGCAAAGAGGAGATGGCTGAAATACAGTCTAAAGTTGAAGAACAGTTAAAAATGGCTGAGCAAGAAATGACTGTCTCTATGCAAGAATCTGCAAAAGCTTTCCAGGAACAAGTTGATGCTGGTGAAATGTTGCCAGAGCGTATGCAATTGGAAATGGAAAAAATTCTAAAAAACAATGAAGCAGAATTAGCTAGTATGGAAATACAGTTGATGGCTGAAATGCAAAAGCAAATGTCTATAGTGGACAATATGGTCATCACTTATGAGCAATATAATATATTAAAAAAAGAAGAAGAGTTTGCAAAAACTATTGTGGAGCACGTCGTATTTCACAAACCTCAAGTCAAATTAACAAAAGTATGTGGAGATGTTATCCTGGAAGAAACATTGTTGCCAGGTGGTCATTATCCAATTATACCTTTTTCATATAAATGGACAGGGACACCATTTCCGTTGAGTGCCGTTTCACCCTTGGTTGGTAAACAAAGAGAAATCAACAAAGCTCATCAGCTTATGATACATAACGCCTCACTCGGGTCTAGTTTACGTTGGATTTATCATGAAGGATCTGTTGATACTGATTATTGGGAAAAATTTGCAACAGCTCCAGGTGCTTTATTACCAGTTAATCAAGGGTATGAACCTCCAAAGGAAATATTACCCGCTCAACTTAGTAATGCTTTTTATACTATAGTTGATACTGGAAAAGCTGATATGGAATACTTAGCTGGTATTTATTCAACTGCTATGGGAAATTCTGATCCTAATGTGGAAACCTATCGAGGTTTATTGGCGTTGGATGAGTATGGGACACGACGTGTAAAACAATGGTTGAAAAGTTCTATAGAACCAGCTTTAAAACATATGGGCGAAGTAGTAAAAGATTATACTCAATCGGTTTACAAGGCGCATAAAGTAATGCGTATTGTTCAACCAAATAATATTAATGAGGAAAAGACAGTTGAAATTAATGTTCCGATTTATAACGATTACGGAGAAGCTATCGGTAAATGGAATGATTATGAAACTGCAAAATTTGATGTCCGCATTGTAGCGGGATCTACGTTACCTTTAAACAGATGGGCTTATCTGGCTGAATTAAAGGAATTAATGCAGTTAGGAGTTGTGGATGATATCGCAGTTCTTGCTGAAACAGATATTCGAAATAAAGAAAATATCGTTAAACGTAAAAGTCTATATAGTCAATTGCAATCGCAAGTAGAAGATATGGAAAAATCGCTACAAGATAAAGAAGGAACAATCGAAACACTTGAAAGACAGCTTGTTCAAGCTGGGATCAAGAATAAGATCATGCAAGGCGATGTCGAAATTAGTAAAGCTGCTCAAGATGCTAAGGCGTCTTATGGTAGAAGTGCTGATAAAGTCAAAGCAGAAGCTGATCTTACAAGAAGGAAAATGAAACTCGAATCTAACGCCTTAAATGGCAAGGGAGAATAATAATGAGTGAAAACCAAGATGCGGTAAACCCAGAAGTTGCTGAAGAAACATCTACCAACGTAGAGGCTAGTCCTAGCCAGGAAGATGTTAATGAAGCAGTATTTGGCTCCGCAGACGGATTCTTCGATGCTTTAGATCGTGACGTGAATGGCGCGATCATTGACGACGAAGATAACGAAATCCAAGAGACAATGGGTACTTTACCAGATATGGTAACGCAGCAGGAAGATAACAATTCCACAGAAGCTGCCACTATAAGTGAAGATACTAATTGGGAAAAACGTTATAAAGACTCTTCTAGGGAGGCTCAGAAAATGAAAGCCAAACTAGATGAAGTTGAAACGTTCAAGCCATTCATTGAGTCCCTCAAAAGTGATGAGGGAATGGTTCAAACAATAAAGGAATACCTAGAACATGGACGAAAGCCAGTAGATATGACAGAAAAACTTAATTTACCCGACGATTTTGTATTCGATATGGACGAAGCTGTTCAGAGTCCGAATAGTGATTCGGCAAAGGTATTTAACAATATGGTTGATAATCTTGTTAATACAAGAGTTCAAAACGAATTGCAGTCTGAAAGAGATACAAGAACAAAGGAGCAACGCACTGCTGAACAACAGCGAGCTGCTGCTGAATTTAAAGATCGACATAAGATTAGCAATGATGATTTTGATACTATGATGAATTGGGCAGATACTCATCAAATTTCTTTTGATGATATATATTTTCTCAAGAATAAAGACAAGTTTATGGGCAATGTTGCAAAAAGTACCAAATCTGATATGCTGAACCAAATGAAGGCTGTGCGTAGTATACCTACATCAGCAAGTGCAACTAATAGTGCCGCAAAACCAGAAACTGATCATAATAAAGCAGTTTTTGAAGCATTATTAGAATCGGATGGGGGAGTTGACAATCTATTTGGTTAAGTCCTATAAAAAAAGGAGTTAATAATGGCTGATAATCCTAAATTCTTATCGGCTTTGGCTCAAGCTAATTCAGGTGTTGTCGCTACCGATGGTGGCGGTATTGGTGATCTAAGGCGAAAATATAATTTTGGTCCTATGGTCTCTGAATTAGGCATTGAACAAACCCCATTTTTTCGCTTCCTGTCGATGGCAGCGAGAAAACCAACTGATGACCCAGAATGGAAATCAGTAGAACAAAGACATAGCTGGATGAAACGTTATTGCTATGTAAGCGCAATAGATTCAGATGGCACAGCTGCTAACTATAATACAGTAGCAGATAGTGCATATGCTGAACTAAATCTAGTTACCGCTAAATGTCAGAAAGATGCAATTTTTAGCGTAAAGCTAGAAGCAGATTATGAATCGGCTGGTAATGTACAGTCTATCTTAGGACAGACTGCAATTGCTATTGGAGCTTCAGGAACACAGCCTCAGTTTTTAATGGCTGGGCAGTTACTGAAGATACCTATTCGTAAACATGATACTGCAGTGCATACATTAACTAATAATGTAGTGCCAGCTTCTTCCGCTTATGACGAAGACTATCTTGTTGTGCGCGTGGTTGGCGTTGCGACTGCTATTACAGGATCAAATTCTGGAAGTAGCGATGCTACAGCTTGTTATGCAAGTGTAAAAGTAGTTCGCGGTGTAGCGGCAGGTGCTTATGAGTTCTTCTCTGTTCCTGGCGGAACGTATAATAGCGCTAGCTCAGGAAGTTTCGACGACTTTAGCTTGGCTGCTCCAAGTGAAGGCGATAAATGCTATGTAGTTGGTAGTGCACATGCGGAAGGATCAACCTTTCCTGATAGTTGGAAAGATTCTCCTTTCAAAGATGTCTATGGACTATGTCAGATATTCAAAACCACTTGTCAGATGACAAACACAGCTAGGGCAACCCAGTTGAAGCTTGTTTCTGATGAATGGGCTAGAATGTGGAAACAAAAGCTCATAGAACATAAGTGGGACATCGAAACTGCTTTGCTTTTTAATTCAAAAGGCACTGATGGTACTATTCGATACTCACAAGGTGTTATAGATTACATTTTAAATAATGGTAACCTCTTTAGCATGGACTTGTCCAAGAAAACATCTGATGATTTCTTAGAAGATATGTCTAATTATGTCGATCCTCGATATAATAATGCTGGAGCTACCTTATTTATGGTATCTACCGAAGTGTACAACTGGTTACATAAATTATCTGGATACTTTGCAAATAATGCTGCAAACGTACAACCAGGTGGTTTTGATGGAACTGCTAGTAGCGCTGCTTTTGCAGCTGGTTCCTCATCTGCGTCATTAGGACGTGCTGATATGGCAATTAGCGGAAAAGGCAAAAAGTTCGGATTGGACATTACGAAAATATCTACTCCTTATGGAGATATGAATGTTACTCGTAACATCCATCTAGACGGTGCGCAATCTGCAGCTAAAATTGTAGCTGTCAATATGAAACATGTTGCTTACAGACCATTGGTCGGTAATGGCGTGAATCGTGACACTTCAATTTATGTTGGTGTACAGAGTCTTGAGAATACTGGTGTGGATAGACGAATTGACCTCATACAAACTGAGGCTGGTTTGGATATTGTAATGCCAGAAGCTCACGCAATATGGAAGTAACGACAAAGTAAATGGATGGGGAGTGTGCAGTCTAAGCCTCCTGACTGCCCTCCCCCGCTTCCAGAAAGGAAAATATGGCAAGTTTTACAACACAAGTAGAAGCATTAGCAGGTTCTTCATCAGGGACTCAAATTAGTCAATGGTTAAGCGACGCTGTAAAAGATATTGTAGATCGTATAGCTAAATCAGATCCAAGCCAACTTGAACAGTTTGGTGGGCAAGGCGGAGAAACATCTAATAATGGATCAGGCATGGGCGTATCTAGTCACCATCGTATTATTAATGTGGTGCGAGGATCTAAAGTTGCAACAAAAATTCCTGCATCAAATAGATTTGAAGCTGCAAACAGTGAAAGTTTATTACTTGCTTCAGAAGAATATCCCGTTTGGTATTTACGTAATGGTAATGTATATATTTTACCAGCAACGACTAATAGTGCTGTAGGTTCTGTCGATGTTGCTAAGTACGGGACAATATCTGACACAAGTACCCCATCTATATCTAATTTTCCAGTAGAATATTATCCAATGGTTGTATTATATGCGGCTATAAAAGTTTTAAATGAAAAATTGGTCGGCTATTCGCTACCACCATCTATATCGCTACCAACGTTAGTGTTGCCCAGTGTGCCAACACTACCAGATGCACCAGCTTTAGCAAGTGTGCCAGTAGCGCCAACAATAGACCTCTCTCTCGTTAGTAGCGTTGCAGCAGTGGATATGCCAGACGATATTAGTCTTCCCACTTTTGTTCCAATAGCCGACCCAGTTATTGGTGATCTAGATTTATCTAGCGCCACTTCTCCTCCAGTGCCAGATCCTCCAGTATTTGTTATTGGCGATGCTGCACTACAAGCAGAATATGATGCTTCTAGAACTATAACTTTAGGAACAACTCCTCCTGACTATACTCCTCCAGTAATGAATGCTCCAGATTGGAGTGA